AAATCCTCCAAGAGGAAAAATCGAAACGCGACAGATGCTTACGCATTGCAGACCGCAAATTCGATAAGCCATCAGCTTACAAATCAGGAGCTGTAGTTAGATGCCGTAAGGGTAAAATATGGAAAGGCATTAAAGAAGAAGAATCTAAAATACAATACAAAAAACCCAATTTTGAATTCGAATGGAATGAAGCTATCCGCTACCCAGAATTTAAACAAATGGGCAAAGAAGGTTGGATTGACTTAGCTAAAAAGGGACGTACTATAAATTACTCACAAATTGAAGACATGTTGGGTAATGTTGATTTAAATTTTAATACTTTAGAGGCAAACAAAAAAAAACGTTTCCAACAAGCATTTGAAACAGGCACCATTGAACTTCCAATTGCTGTAAAATTTGATGAGAACAATTATGATTTAGTTGCTGGTAACACTAGACTAGCAGGATTAGTAGATAAAGGAATTGATCCATTGATATGGATTGTTGATTTAACAAGTGAAATTTTAACCGAAAAACAAAAAGAAACACTCCGCACCTGGTTCAAACGTAAAGGAGCACCGGGTAAAACAGGAGGTTGGGTTGATTGTAATTCACCAATCCGCAAAGACGGAAAAATAACAGGATACAAGCCATGTGGGAGACAAAAAGGCGAAATACGTTCAAAATATCCTTCATGTCGCCCAACACCATCTAAATGTAAAGATCCGGGTAAAGGTAAAAAATGGGGTAAAACAAAATGATCAAACTACTCAACATACTAAAGGAAACCCAAATTCTAGTCCCAAGGCGCTCCCCCGAAGAACGCCAAAAGAACTATCAAATAGCTCTTCAAAAAAAAATCCAACAATATATTAAGGATGGTTCACAAGGTGATTTAAATTTAGACGATACACCAATCCAATCACTTCCAAATGATCTTGAAGTTGGAGGTGATTTATGGTTAAATAGTTCACAAATACAATCACTGCCCGATGGTCTTATAGTTAGAGGTGATTTACATTTATATAATTCACAAATCCAATCACTTCCAAATGGTCTTGAAGTTGGAGGTAATTTAATTTTATCCAGCACACCAATTCAATCACTTCCCGATGGTCTTGAAGTTGGAAATTATTTAGATTTAAGAGGAACAAATATCAAAGAACTTCCAAATGATCTTAAAGTTAAAGGTAGTTTAGATTTAAATAATACCCCAATCCAATCACTCCCAAATGGTCTTGAAGTTGAGGGTAATTTATGGTTAAAAAATACCCCACTATCTAAAAAATATACTGAAGAAGAAATTAAAGCAATGGTGCCTGGTGTAAAAGGAGACATATATTTATAACTAAAAATATTAATAAAATGAAATTTACCCACAGTAAACTACTTACAGAAAACAAGAAATACATTGTAGAAAATGTAAGCCAAGCCAAAACCTATGTTGGGCAAGGGAAATTATCTGAAGATGAATTAAAGCAACTTATAGAAATAGATCCCACCCCAACCCGCAAGTATGTAGGGTGGATGGCAAAACAATGGGCAGCTAAAACAGTCACTGACATTGACGATTTAAGAAACACAATTGAAGAATACAATACATTCTTAACTAAAGGTAAAGCCAAAACTAAAGATATCAACCAATTCAAATCTTTTGAAGACCTAAAAAAAGAAGTTGATGCTATAAACAAATCAGGTGATGCTGTATCTGTTAAAGATCTAGAATCGGATTATGAAACAATCATAGACAATTCAGATTTACTTATAATGACCCCCCACACCCACGAAGCTTCTCGTAAACTAGGTTTATCCCAATTTGCATTTAGAGACTGTGGTGACGGAAAAAAAGACTCAGCGTGGTGCTCAACATATAAAGCCCCAGACCATTTTAATGATTATTACTATAGTCGTGGGGTTACATTTTACTATATAAAAGTAAAATCTGAGGAAATGATAAATAAATTAAAAAAAGCATTCCCTAAACGCTGGAAAAGTTTAATAGTAACTGCATTGGCGGTTTTACCAGGAGGACAAATTGATGGGTACGATGGTTTAGACAAACAAATATCTAAAAAAGATATTGATACTTTCACCAATATTATAGAAATATCATGATAAAACTACTCAACATACTCAAGGAAACCCAAATCCTAGTCCCAAGACGCTCCCCCGAAGAACGTCAAAAGAACTATCAAATAATTATCCAAAAGAAAATCCAACAGTATATTAAGAATGGCTCGCAAGGTGATTTAGATTTAGTGGGTGCACCAATCCAATCACTACCCGATAATCTTAAAGTAGTTGGGGGTCATTTATACTTAAATGAATCACAAATCCAATCACTACCCGATAATCTTAAGATTAAAGGCGATTTACATTTAGATGATACCCAAATCCAATCCCTCCCAAATGGTCTTATAGTTGGAGGTGATTTATGGTTAAATAGTTCACAAATACAATCACTGCCCGATGGTCTTATAGTTAGAGGTGATTTACATTTAGATAATACCCCAATCCAATCCCTTCCCGATAATCTTAAAGTTAGAGGTGATTTATTTTTAAGTGATTTACAAATCCAATCACTTCCAAATGGTCTTGAAGTTGGAGATGGTTTATGGTTAGATGATACACCAATCAAATCACTCCCAAATGATCTTAAAGTTAGAGGTAGTTTATCTTTACCTAATACACTAATTAAATCATTACCTGATAATCTTAAAGTTGGGCGTCATTTAATTTTACATAATACACCAATCCAATCACTCCCAAATGATCTTAAAGTTGGAGGTAATTTAAATTTAAGTAATACACCATTATCTAAAAAATACACTACTGAAGAACAACTTAAAGCAAAATACCCTAATATAAAAGTAAAAGGAGACATATATTTAAAATGATTAAACTAATCAACATACTAAGCGAAGCTGAGCTAAACCAATGCCCAGCCCCAACCCAAAACATAGAGTTGAACTTGCAAAATAGGCAAGAAGCCATAAACGAATATGGGTATGGTCCTTTAAATCCAAATGAACCCAACGAAAAATTTTGGCAAGCTAAAGTTGATATGTGGAAGCTTGATTCTATAGAAGAAGCTAAAACTTCTCGTTGCGGCAATTGTGCCGCATTCGATATTACAACTAAAACATTAGATTGTATTGCTAAAGGAATAGGCGACGATGAAGGCACAGAAGATCCGTTCGATGTAATTGAAGCGGGTAAGTTAGGATATTGTAGATTTTTAAAATTCAAATGCGCAGCAGCTCGAACTTGCGATGCTTGGGTTGTTGGAGGTCCAATTACAGATGACAAAGCCGTATAAAGATATAGAAATCACAGACAGCTATATTATTCGTGAATTTGACGAAAATATAGACCCTATAGAACTACTATGGCATCGAGACGATGAAAGCCGCATAGTAGAAATCATAGGCAAAACAGATTGGAAACTACAACTTGATAATCAGTTGCCGACTTCCCTAAACTCCCATATATTTATACCCAGGCACGAATATCATCGTGTTATAAAAGGAACAGGAACACTTAAATTAAAAATATATAAAGTATAAGATATGGCATTTACTTCAACAACAAATATGATTATCATAGGACCTCGCCATGAATTAAACGAGGTTTTTCATAGTGCAAGTGGATATGCAGGAGGGGCACGCGCCGAATATACTTTTAATAACCCTGGTGGCCTTTTTTCTTTAAGTGCTTCAGGTAAATTAAATTCAAGCAATGAAGGAGTAGCAGGTTCCTCACTTACCGGATGGAATAGGCCAATAGCATTTGGAACAGTTGTATATGGTTCTGAATCTAATGCCAATATTAACTTTACACCATATGATTATACTGTTTCTGGTTATAAAGCAGGATTTATATATGGTCCTACTGTTCCTGCCGGTACATTATTAATAAACCAAACCGGATCTAGACATAATCAATTATTTTGGGCTTATTATGGTAGTGGTTCAACAGGTAATGATCCTGTTACTTGGTCTACAAATGCTAAAAATTTCTTATCCGGATCTAAAAATTTAGCATATAATATTTTTACTGGTCGAACAGCACCTGATGGAACTTTTTTAGGCCCATTTTTAGTAAACCAAGCAGACGGAAGTACAGTCCCAAGATATACAGGATCTAGACTTATTCCTGTTATAAATGGAGGATATGAATATTCAGCCTCAGCCCAATTGGCTTCTAGTTTGATAACTGATGGCTTTTTTAGATTAGCAGGTGGTAATACAAAACAAACTTTAAGATTTAACACTCCGACTCTAGATACTTTAAGATTAGATTCCACAAGTATTTTTGGTAACACTCCAAACGGACAATACGCTGGACAATTTAATCCTCTTACTTCTAGTTATTTTCAAACTACTAGAGGAACTGCGGGTACAGGTTCATATAACTTCTTTAGAGGCCCTGTTTTCCCTATAGCAAATTATATTTGTGGAGAAATGCCCGTTTTTATAACAATGTCTTTTACTAGCTGTAGATCATCAGGAAACCCAGGCCCAAATACTCATCTTCAGTTAAATATCTATAAAACTGAGGAAGGAGCTGCCCCTACTCTTTTAACATCATCTTTTGGAAGTGTTCCTGATTCTGGCGCCCCAGGTACAGTAATTATATCAGCAAGTATAACCCCGAGAAGTGGATCCTTAGATTCCCAAGTAAATCTTTCAACATGGCAATCAGCATATAGACAAGGAATAATTTTTGAATTACAAAATACATCAACCGGGCCCCCACTTGCAATATCATGCTCCCAAATAACAACCACAATAGAACAACCATTCGGCCCCGGAAGACAACATTACCATCATATATATTGGAATTCATCATCCGACGGTAGTGCTTTTAATCCCGGAACAAGTGACTATCCACAAACTAATAATACAGGAGCTTACTATGTAATTACTCCATATTTAAGTGGTTCTGACAATATACTTGTTCCTAATGCCCCTGCTAGCTGGCAAATACCTACTGATGCTTCTTCTTTTGCCGTAATGAATTTTACACATCGAGTTTATTATTTTAAATCTGCTTTAGATTTATGGAGAAATGCATGGCAAGTACAAGGAATTGATGGCTTACCATTCTGTACTCAAGCTGAATGGATTTCTGCTAGTACTAATCCTACTTGGGCGGCTTCTTTAGGAGGTAGTGGATATGTAACAGCAGGCACACCGTGGACAGCATCTAGTAATGGTTCTGAAAGAATGGCAGCTTATGTAGGTATAACAGCAGAATTATTAGGAGGATCATTAACATCATTAAAACTAAAAAGTACCCAAACTGGTCCAACTGGTTCTGCTGCTTTTAGTAAAGGAGGAGGAATGATAGTAGTAAGAGCTAATAATGCTGCTGCAACTGCTGGTGGTGGAGCTAATGATCCAAATAGTTTGCAGTTTCAATTACAAGATCCAAATAGTGCTACTGACGCAAATGGTCAATATCCTATGGGGGGTGTAGTATCTTTTAGAACTAAACCTGCCAACCATCCAGGTGCTGATGAGTACGATTGGCCTGTAAATTACAATTGGCCCTCTGCAAATCCATATGCAGGACCACCTGGTCTTTAAAATAATACAGACCGATTCATAGCCGGTCGCTTAACAAAAAAATTGACAGCTGTGGCGTCATCCAAACTTGGAGACGCCACTTTTTTTATGTATATTTAATAGTTAACAATTTGAAATATGAAAAAAATAGTAATTGTAGGAGCAGGTGTAGCAGGTATTAACGCTGCTACCAAATTAGTAGACAATGGATACCCCGGAGAATTGATTACAATTATTGATATGGGGAAAGATCCATACAATCGCAAAGCTGAAGAGGTAATGGAAGGTATGCTAGGTGCAGGGGGTTGGAGCGATGGTAAACTTACATACCACACAGCAATTGGAGGCCAATTATCAAAATATTGCGGTGAAGAAAAAGCAATGGAATTAATGGATCAAGTCATTACCAATTTTAAACGTTTTCATCCCAAACCCGAAGAAGTACAATGTTCAAATCCTGTTGAAGAACCCGATTTTATTAAGCCCTATTTTGGTTTACGTTTGTTTCCTGTATGGCATATAGGTACAGATTATTTATCTGAAATTGCTAAAAATTGGTACGATTATCTAGTATCTAAAGGTGTATATTTTAAATGGGAAACTAAAGTAACTACTATTGATTTTGATAATCCTCATGGTTATATTTTGCTTGAAGGGTTTACATCCGAAGGAGGTGGAGAAAAAACTCACTATATGACTACAGGAGATGAACTTATATTTGCAGTAGGAAAGAGTGGTATAGACTTTGCTCAACAATTAGCCCAAGACTATAAACTTCCAGATGAACCTAAATCAGTACAAATTGGAGTTCGATTTGAAGCACCACAACACCATTTCCAAAAACTAATCGATATATCATATGATTTCAAACTTTATAGAAAATTTGAAGATAAAGGCGTTTCACTTCGCTCTTTTTGTACAAACAATAATGCAGCGTATGTTGCCGTAGAAGAAACATACGGCGACTATAGTTACAACGGCCACGCTAAAAAAGATCCGAGATATAAAAATGACATGACCAATTTTGGTATTTTGATGGAAATTAATGGTATTGAAGATCCATTTGAATGGTCCCGCAATGTTGTTAATCAATGTAACTTATCTGTTAATATTCCGGCATCTTATTCCCCCACAAAAGAAAATCTTTTATATAAAGCTGGTTTATATTATAGTCCTGGTTTTAGACAACCATCGTTTACTTCTGAAAACGAGCCTGTTCGCGTTATAAGATTAACCGAATTAAGCAAAGTAGAAGAAATATTTCAAGGCTATTTTAGCTATATTACAGATTTTATTGACGATATGAAAAAAGTATTTCCAACACTAGAAGATGATTGGGGGATATACATTCCTGAGGTAAAATATTTGAGTCCAGAGCCTCTTGTAAATTACAACGATTTGTCACTAACTAAATACCCAAATGTGCACTTTGTAGGTGATGCTTTATCAGCTCGTGGTATAACAGTTTCAGGTGCTCATGGTATTTATGTAGCGGAAAGCTTAATTTAAAAAAATAACACTATGGAAAAATGGGAACTCACCAAAAAACTCACTAAAGCCGACGGCACAATAGCATATATATGGGAAGGCAAGCTCCACAATTGGGACGGCCCTGCTTTAATACCCGAAGGTAACATGCGTAAACGCGAATACTATCTTTATGGTATTTCTAAAACAGAAGAACAATGGAAGGAAGCACGCAAGGATAGAGAAGGACTTCCGTGGTACAAAAAACCTAGCGTTACAGGAACAAGTAGGTATTAAAATAAAGCTTGGGAAACCAAGCTCTCTTTGTTATATTTAAATAATAAAAATATTGTTATATGAAAATAGGTTTTTGCGGAACAATGTCATGCGGGAAAACAACTTTAGTCAATGCTCTAAAACAGCATAAATTATTCAAAGATTATGAATCTAGAACTGAACGTTCAAAATATCTAAATAGTTTAGGTATTCCATTAAACACAGATTCAACATTCAAAGGACAACTTGTATTTTTAGCTGAACGTTCGGCTGAACTATTATGCGAAAACATTATTACAGATAGAACTGTTATTGATGTTATAGCATTTAGTCAATGTTCTGAATCTATGAGCATATATGAAAAGGAAACATTTGAGAATACTGCTAAGTTTCTAATCGAAGAATATGATTACATTTTCTATGTTAGTCCTGTAGGAGTTGCTATTGAGGATAATGGAGTTAGAGAAACAAATGCAGAGTATAGAGATAAAATAGATCAAACTATCAGTAAAACGCTATGGATTTACAATCATAGAATTAAAAATTTAATTGAATTATCGGGTTCTGTTGAGGAACGAGTTGAAAAGGTGATATCTACCATATTTCCGTAATATTTATAAGAAAAACTGATATGAAAAAATCCGAATTAAAGCAATATATTAAAGAAATTATTTTAGCTGAATTAACAGTTACAAGTGATGAGGATACTGTTAAAAAACTTGCTGATCAAGGAATAGGTGTTACTTTTGACCCTAAAGCTAAACCCGTATCTGAATCCGAAGAAGAACCTACAGAAGCTGAAATTAGAAAAGAAAAATCTTTAGCTAAAGCTCAAACCGAATTTACTAAAATTGCTAAGGAACTTAAAGCCAATGTCGGTAAAATTAAAGCTATAGTTGCTAAAAAACCTACAGAAAGAACCAAAGAAGAAGAAACGCTTTTAGCCAAAATGAAAGAACTTACTCAACGCAAAAACCAGCTTAAGACTAAGTTCAGCAAACTAGAAGATGAAGATTAAAATATTACATTATTCAATAATAGCTGTATTAGTTGGTATTATAATTTATCTACTCACCCTTGATAAAACCCAAGAGGAACGAATAGAGATTAAAACAACAATTAAAAAAATCCCAGTTAAAGTTGAAACCCCAGTATATGTTCCCAAATGGAGAACCAGAGTGGACACTGTACCTGAATTTGAAACAGATTCATTCTACAGATCAATAGACACTAGTGAAATATTAAAAGACTATTATTCCAAATACGCTTATCAAGATACAGTTCAAGTTGATACGTTTGGTAACATAGTAATAAGTGACACTATAACAAAAAATTACATTATCGCTCGTAAGGTTCAATCAAATTTGGAAATACCTGAAATCACAATTGAAAAAACTATCTATCTCAATAATAGAGAATGGTATGCTGGTGTAGGAGTGGTTGGAAGTCCAAGGCAACTTGGTTATATTGGTGGTGAAATTATATATAGAACCAAAAAACGTAAAGCAATTGGTGTGGGTGTAGGGATAAATCAAGATTTAACCCCACAAGGCTCGTTCAAATTGCTTTGGAAACTAGGTAAATGAGTGAACAACAAAATATAAAAGAAGTACTTAGACAAGAATACATAAAATGTGCCACTGATCCTGGCCATTTTATGCGTAAGTATTGTAATATTCAACATCCTCAAAGGGGTAGAGTATTATTTAATTTATTTCCTTTCCAAGATAAAGTATTAAAACTTTGGAAAGACAACCCATATTCTATCGTACTTAAATCAAGACAGCTAGGTATATCAACATTAGCCGCCGGATATTCTTTATGGTTAATGACTTTTCATAAAGATAAAAACGTACTTTGTATTGCCACGAAACAAGAAACTGCTCGAAACATGGTAACCAAAGTTAAATTCATGTATGATAATTTACCTTCATGGTTAAAAGTAGCAGCAGACGAAAATAATAAACTTTCATTGCGCTTAAGTAACGGATCAATTATTAAAGCAACATCAGCCGCTAGCGATGCCGGTAGATCAGAAGCAGTATCTTTGCTATTAATTGACGAAGCAGCATTCATTGAAAATATTGGTGAGATATGGGCCTCAGCACAACAAACCTTAGCAACAGGTGGTGGAGCTATTGTATTATCTACACCATACGGAACAGGTAACTGGTTCCATCAAACATGGGTTAGAGCAGAAAACGCAGATAATGATTTTTTACCGATCAAATTGCCCTGGTATGTGCATCCTGAACGAGACGAATCATGGAGAAAACGACAAGATGAATTATTAGGTGACCCTAGATTGGCTGCTCAGGAATGTGATTGCGATTTTAACACCTCAGGTGATGTAGTATTTTATAGTGAATGGATAGATTTTATTAAATCTACTACTCTTAAAGATCCAATGGAACGTAGGGGAGCAGATCAAAACTTATGGATATGGGAATCTGCTGATTACTCTAGAGAATATATGGTTATGGCAGACGTAGCTAGAGGAGATGGTAAAGATTTTTCTGCATTTCACGTGATTGATATTGCTACAAATTCTCAAATAGCAGAATATAGAGGTCAAATGACCCCAAAAGAATTTGGCTATATGTTAGTTGCTATTGCCACAGAATATAATAATGCCTTATTAGTTGTAGAAAATGCTACAATTGGTTGGGCTACTTTAGATGCTATTTTAGAAAGAGGCTATAGAAATCTATATCATTCTCCTAAATCTGATCAACTTACTGCAGAATCATATTTAAAAGTTTACGAAGGAGACTCAAGTATGACCCCTGGTTTTACTATGTCGTTAAGAACTCGTCCTCTTGTAGTAAACAAAATGCGAGAATATATTGGAGATAAAAGTGTCACAATACAATCTAAACGTTTACTTGAAGAAATGAGAGTATTTGTTTGGAAAAATGGTAGACCTGAAGCACAACCCGGGTATAACGATGACTTAGTAATGTCATTTGCTATAGGAATGTATTTACGTGATACTTCATTGAAATTCCAACAACAAAGTTTAGATATGACCCGAGCCGCTCTTGGAAGTATTACAAAAAATACAGCAGCTGGAGCATATAACTCAAATAGAGTAGCAAATCCATATTTAATGGATACAAAATACGGACAAGAGAGCATTAACTGGCTCCTATAATATTTATAATAAAAAACAATGGCAGATACTAGCTTATTCACCCGATTAAAACGTCTATTTTCAACAGACGTCATTATTCGCAACCAAGGAGGAAACCAATTAAAAGTAATTGATGTTGACTCTATCCAAACAACAGGAGATGTAGCAACAAATTCTATAATGGATAGATATAATCGTTTATATTCTCCATCCTCTACCTCTTTATTTGGACAACAATTAAATATAAACTACCAATATCTTCGTACCATGATCTACTCAGATTATGATACTATGGATTACGATGCTATTATTTCTTCTGCTTTAGATATTATATCTGATGAATGTACTTTAAAAAACGATATGGGAGAAGTACTCCAAATCAGAAGTTCAAACGAAGACATTCAAAAAATATTGTATAATTTATTTTATGATGTATTAAATATTGAGTTTAATTTATGGTCTTGGATTCGCCAAATGAATAAATACGGCGATTTTTTCTTAAAACTTGAAATAGCAGAAAAATTTGGAGTATATAATGTTATTCCTTATACAGCTTATCATATTCAAAGACAAGAAAATTACGATCCCGAACACCCAAATGCTGTAAGATTCAAATATTCTCCTGAAGGATTCTATTCAGGTGGATCAGGATATTATGGTGTACCTAATACATTTGAAAAAGATCAAAATGCTATCTACTTTGATAACTATGAAATGGCCCATTTTAGATTAATAACAGATGTTAACTATCTTCCTTATGGTCGTTCATATTTAGAGCCTGCCCGTAGGCTATTTAAGCAATATATTCTAATGGAAGACGCAATGTTAATCAATAGAATATCTCGCAGCCCCGATAGAAGAATATTTTATATTAACGTTGGTTCTATTCCTCCTGCTGAAGTAGAAAACTTCATGCAAAAAACTATTTCAACATTAAAACGTACCCCGCTGATTGATCACGAAACCGGTCAATACAATCTAAAATACAATATGCAAAACTTACTAGAGGATTTTTATATCCCTGTAAGAGGTAATGACACTGTAACTAAAATTGACACGGCTCAAGGTTTACAATTTGATGGTATTACAGACGTAACATATTTAAGAGATAAATTATTTGCTGCCCTTAAAGTGCCTAAAGCATTTATGGGATACGAAAAAGATTTGACAGGTAAAGCAACATTAGCTGCCGAAGATATTAGATTCGCTCGTACAATTGATAGAATCCAACGTATTATACTATCTGAATTATATAAAATAGCATTAGTGCATTTATATGCCCAAGGATATAGCGGTGATGAATTAACAAATTTTGAATTAGATTTAACAACACCATCCATTATCTATGATCAAGAAAAAATAGCATTATTAACCCAAAAAGTAGACTTAGCCCAAAAGATTATGGAAACTAAGTTACTACCTACTGACTGGATTTATGATAATATATTCCACTTGAGTGAAGACCAATATGAAGAATATAGAGATTTAATTATTGAAGACCAAAAACGCGCCTTTAGAAATACACAAATATTTGAAGAAGGAAATGACCCTAAAATAACAGGAAAATCATATGGAACTCCCCACGATTTAGCCTCATTATATGGTAGAAGCAGATACGAGGACAATTCAGTACCTGATGGATATGATGAAAAAGTACCATTAGGTCGTCCTGAAGAAAAATCTACAGATAGAAATTCTCAAGAAAGCCCGTTTGGAAAAGACAGATTAGGTAACAGAGGTGCAAAATTTGACGATAATGAATCTGATAGTATCCGCCCTCAATATAAAGGTGGATCACCATTAGCACTAGAAGCAAAACAAGTATATCTTAAAAATAAAAGTTTAATAGAAAGTTTAGTAAAATCTCCAAGTTTAGTCAAAAAAGATGAAGAAATTTCATTTTTAGACGAAAATAATATAATGGAATAAATATTCTGATATATTTATAACAAAAAGCCTAGGCTAATGAACATAAGACACTCAAAGATAAAAAATACGGGGATTTTATTTGAACTTTTAGTTCGACAAATCACCTCAGATACATTATCTGGAAAAGAATCGAAGGCAATCAATATTTTAAAAAAATATTTTGTTAAAAGCGAACTAGGGAAAGAATATAAATTATATGAAACCCTATCTAAGCATAGGAACTTAACAGAAGGCAAGGCTGAAATAGTTATTAATTCTATTGTAGAAACTTCTAAGGGTTTAAACCGAGGAGCAATCAAAAGACAAAAATATAATCTGATCAAAGAAATTTCCACTCATTACAACATTGAGG